ATGGCCACCAACGTCGCGCCGCGCAGCCGCGCCCGGGTGATCCGCACCAGGAGGTCGCCGGTCTTCTCGGAGTGGACGACCACGCCGCCTTCGGAGTCGGGGTCGCCAGCCGCCGCGGTCAGGCGCGACCCGAACGCGGCGCTCAGCGCGCCGCGGGTGACGACGCCGCCGGGGCCGGTGATGAGCTGCATGTTGGTGCTGGTCCGCGACAGGGCCACGCCCGACGCGGTCCACTCGCCGGGGGCGATGCCGCTGATCGACCACGAGCCGTCTTCCAGCGGCAGCACCGAGGCATGCGGCAGCGACGCGAGCAGCACGGCGTTGCCCCCCTCGTCCTTGCCGATGGTGCGGTCGACGAACTCCATGCTGAGGTCGTCCAGGTCGACGCTCACGCCCAGCGGCGCGCCCTCCCCCAGCAGCATCAGCGCGTCGGCTCCGGCCTCTCGGCCGGGGTAGAGCACGCCGGTGCCGGTGATGCGGTCCCCGTCACGGGCAAGGGTCTGGATGGACGCTGCCAGCTCCGCGCCTTGGTGGCCGCCGTTCATCTCCTCGGCGTGCTGGAGCGGCCACGGGCCGCCTTCCCAGTACAGGGAGCCGGCCGCGAAGATCCGGCCGTCGCCGGTCTCCTGGTTCTCGAACGCCAACGCCGCGTCTCCGGGGGTGGACCACGGGACGGGGGTGGCGTCGCTTTCGGCTTCCACGGGGGCCTCCGGGTGGCCGAGGGGGATGTCGGTGTACTGGCCGGCGAACGCGACCCGGAGCCGGTCGAAGCGGATCGGGCCGAGGCGCTGATTCATCGCGGTCAGCAGGGACGGGGAGCGGGTGTACGCGCCGGCTACGTGGGGCTGCCACGGGGTGTGCTGCGCCGGAAGCTGGGGCTGCCGGTGCATGTCCTCCAGGGCGTAGGTCGCCGCGTAGCGGGCGGTCTCCAGCGTCGGGGCGTCCTGCGGGCGGTCGCGGTCGTCGCCGACGGACCACACCCAGCAGGGCTCCGGGCCGTCCATGTTCCAGTGGGCTGCGCCGAACGCCCGGCCGGCGATCGCCTCGCCGATGTCGGCGGCGCGGGCGCGCAGCCGGTCGATGAGGTCGGCGCGGTGCTCCTCGTCCCAGTCGGCGCCCTCGCCGAGGTAGAACAGCGTCAGGTGCAGCTCGCCAGCCGGTTCGGAGCCGCTGGCGTCGAGGACCAGGCGGGCCGCGTCCTCCTCGCTGGGCATCAGGGCGATCATCGCGCCCGTGTGCTCCCCGGCGGCAGCGGTCAGATGATTCCCCGCAGCCGCGTTGTCGGCTCGCTTGTCGATCACGAGGTCATCGGGGTGCCACGTCAGCCGCTTCTCGAAGTTGCTCTGCTCAGCCATTGATGACCTCCAGCTCGTAGTACGCCGGCTCCGAGGTGTTGTCCTGGTTCACCACTTTCGATACGCGGAACTGCGTCCCAGGGGCCAAGATCATCTCTTCCTCGTACCTGCCTCCACCGACGGAGGGGACGCTGAGCATCTGCGAGCCCTTGGGCGCGACGATGCGGAAGAGGGTGCCTTTGCCGCTTCGATCGGTCGCGTTGTAGGCGATCTGTTCCGAGGCGCTCGTGGAGACGAATCCCTTGTCGTGGAAGACGTCCCCTACGTTGAGTTCGAGGCGGGTGTCTTTCAGCCCTCGGTAGACCTGCTTGTCCTCGGCGTTGGGTTCCTGGACGGAGATGAGATCGGTGAGGGTGCTGATCTCCTCGCGGTATCTCTTGGACTCCGAGCCCTGGCAGCCGACGCGCAGGCAGTTGTTCATGTCGACGTATCCGCTGCCGGTGTATCGGGCGAGCGCGTTCTTGTGCTCCCCTTCGGTGAAGCGGTCGCTGCCGAGCCATCCGCCAGCGCGGTGGCGAGTGAGTCCCTTCCTGTGGTGGCTCCCCCTGCCGCCCTTCGGATGGTATTTGCGGTAGCTGGGGCGTCCAGGAGTGCCGTGGAAGGCTGCTGGCGCTGTAGACATGGGCGCTTCCCTTGCTTCTGAAAATCCTGCCTGGGGGCTCGGCTGAGATTCCAAGGCCGCAGCCTGGAGTTCGGGGGCGACAGCGAGGCGGCACCGGCAGTTGATGACGAGGCCGGGCGGGGCCGTGGGGTCGCCGGGGGCCTGCATGTCGACGCCGGCCACGTGGAACGGCTCAGCCAGGAGCCGGATCTGACCGTCGACCTGGTCGTGCGCGGTCCGCACCCGCGCGTCGTGCCGGGTGATCCACTGCTTCACCAGCGGCCGATCGGGGCCGGACGCAGCCTGCGCCGCCGCGAGCGTGGCCGTGTTCCACGCGCGGGACGCCTCGGTCTGGGCGATGCGCCGCTCGCGCACCGGGCCGAGCTGGGCGCCTTCGCGGTTGTACGCGGCCCGCAGCCGGGCCCGTAGCTGCTCGATGTCCTCCCCGGCGTCGACACCGGCCGCGAGTTCGGCGCGCGCGGCTTCGGCCAGGCGGTCGCCGACCGCGCGCAGCAGGTGCTCGGTCGTGGTGACGTAGTCGCCCATGCTTGGCGGCAGGGTGCCGTCGTCGTAGCGGCCGGGCAGGTCGTCCCACCCGTCGGGCAGGTCGACACCGGCGTCCTCGGCCGCCGCGACGGCCGCGGTCTCCGCGGTACCGAGGAGGCGGCGCACGAGGGCGCGGGTGCGGGCGGTCCACATGCGGGCGATCCGGCCGACGGAGAAGCGGGCGGCGACCAGCTCGGTCGCGTCCTTCACCGCGTCGGCGAACTCGTCGGCCGTCGCGGACAGGGCGGCGGCGACCGCCTGGGCGAAGTCGCGCTCGGCCTGGTCGAGCTGGGCGTTGCGGTCCGGCATCGTCAGGGCTCCTCGTCGTGCAGGGCGGCACGCAGCGTGGCTTCGGCGCGTTGGAAGCTCTCGCGGTCGACGTCGGCGGGGAACGAGAACGGCCCCCCGTCGTCAGCCCGCACGAGGTGCCAGCCCAGGAGCCGGCTGTCGTCGGCGTCCATCCGCAGGGCGAGGGCCAGGCCCATGGGGTGGAACGTCGTGCGGTTGATCAGCCACAGCAGGCCGGAGTCGATCAGGTCCGTCAGCGGGCGGTCGGGCTGCTCCTCCCGGTCAGCCACGGGGCTCCTCCATCACCGGGTGCGGGGTGCCTTCGCACCCGGTGCAGAACGCCCACCCACCGGCCACCCGGGGGCCGGCGCTGGTGAGCACGCGCACGGTGACGACGGTCAACAGCCGTTCGCCGCACTCCGGGCACGGCACCGGGTCGTCGGCGGTCGCGTTGATCCCGTGGGTGCGTACGGTGGCGTCATTCGCTTCCTGGAGGCGGGTCTCCCGGATACGCCAGGCGCCGACCTCCTCGGCGACGCCGTGGTCCTTGCAGTGGGAGCACCAGCCGAAAGCGCGGTGCGCGGAGATGGAATGGCCGAGCGGAGCGGCGTTGCCCCGCTGCGCGGTCTCCTCCGGCTGGTCTTTACGGTTCAGCACGGTCGATCCTCCTGGCCGGGAGCGGGCTATCGGGGTCGTCGCAGATCTCGCACCACGCCCATGTGCCGACTGTGGACAGGCCGGTCGGGGTGAGGAGCAGCAGGTCCGCGGTGATGTGCGTCCACGCCTTGCACGTCCGGCACCAGCCGGTTCGCAGTGAGCCGGGATGAAGGGCGAGGCCGCTGGTGTCCTGTAGCCCGGCGCCGGGCCGGGCGGGACGGGGGGTCATGGGGCTGCCTCCCACAGGTAGCGGGTGACGTTCTCCGTCCCGGTGCTTTGCCGGGGACGTGAGGGGGTGTTCCAACCCGCCCGGGGCTGGCGGGTCGCGACGATCTGCCAGCCGGCGGCGCGCAGGCTCGCGCCGGTCTCGCCCTCCTGCGTGTACGTGATCAGCCGCGTGTAGCCGAGGGCTCGGGAGGCGCGGCGGGCGGCGCCGTACAGCATGGAGTTCGCGTTGGCCGCGCCGTCCGTCGCGACTCGGGTGACTTCCAACGTCGAGCCGTTGTCGTAGTGGCGGGCGACGGGCCTGCCCGCGACGAGGACGCCGCGCAACTCCTCGTCGTCGTCGGCGACGCCCATGGCGAAGATGAGCCCGCGGGGCGGCCGGTGGTGCCGGTGGTGCTCGGCAACGAACTCCGTCGCCCGCCGGAACCGGACGGGCACCAGGTGAAGGCTCATGCCGCGGCCCCCACGCAGCCGGTGAGGACGGTGGTCACCAGCCGGTACTCGTGCGCGACACCTGCGGCGATCAGCTCCCGGGCGTACCCGTCGAGGCTCGCGGTCAGGCACTCGGGGTCGAGGCCGTAGCGCCCGGCGATCTCCGGGGCGCGCGACCAGGCACCATCGAGGAGCCGCCACTGCTCGACTTGGGTGGCGTCGACCGGCAGGAGCGTGTGCAGGCGGGCGGACTCGATGTCACGGGCCTTCGCGCGTTCGGAGCGGGGGCACGCCGGGGTCTTCCTCAGCTTGTCGCCGGCCGCGCTGAGGGCGTTCCAGATCAGGCCGTCAGCGGCGGCGAGGAGCCCTTCACCGGGGCTGGCCGACGCGTCGATGTCGTTGGGTGGCGCTTCGGACTCGTCGACCGGCAGATCCGTGGCCGGGGGCGGCGTGTCCTCGGTGCCGCCACCGGGGGTGTCGGCTGGCTTCTTCCGGGCGGCCACTTCGGCGGCGGTGGGGGCGTCGGCGTCATCGAAGCCGGTCTCCCTGCGCAGCGCCTCGCCGGAGATGACGCCCCGGTCGTAGACCTGCAACGCGGTCTCGGACCGGTTGGTGCGCACCCGCAGCGGGCTGGTGTCGTACCAGACCATCCACCGGTGCCAGTCCTCGACGGACTCCGATTCGAGGATCGGGCGTAGCCACTGCTGCGTGAGCGCGTACGAGACGGTGGCGAGCTTGGGTTCGATGCCGAGGCGGATCGCCTCGGAGGTGAGCGCCCAGGCCCCCCAGTGATTCACATCGCCGAGGCCGAGGAGGATCTCGGCGGGGATCTCCAGACCGGTCGCGAACCGCCTGACGGCCTCCTCTCGGAGCTTGATCGCCAACTCGTCAAACTCGGACTCGAACTTGATCAGCTTGAAGTTGGCGATCGTGTCCGCGGGGACTTCGAGCAGGATCGGGACGGTCGCGGCGGCCGACTCGGGGTCGCGGATCGCGGTCTCGGCGACTGCCATAAAAGTCTCGATCAGGTCGTCCTCGGCGTCTCCTTGGGTGCCGGACGTCGGGAACCTCGTGCCTTTGGGGATGAGCAGCAGGCCGCGCCCGGTGATCCGGGAGCGGGCGATGGCCTTCACCGTCGCGTTCAGCAGGAGGAGTTCTTCCAGCAGCTCCAGCGACGAGCGGACGGGGCTGTCGGCCTCGATGGCGCGCTCGGGGTCGGGCTCCCACACACGGATCGCCACCGGCCCGTCAGGGTCCATGCTCTCCGGGTCGCCCTCGGGGATCGGGACGTCATCGCCGTCGATCTCCGCCATCAGCTTCCCGGACTGCTGCTTGACCTCCTTCACCGACAGGACACGCCAGTCGTGGCCGTCCTCTGGCGCGTACGGGGAGAGGACTTCGTCGTTGGGGCGGACGACGATCCAGCCCTCGCCGGGGACGGTCAGGTGCCGGCCGAACGCCCCGAGGAGCGCGGACTGGCCGTCGGGGCCGCCGGCGATCTGCGAGACGATCTCGGATGCGCGGTGGTTGTCCGGTGCGGCCTCGATCGTGCCGTCGTCAGCGCGGCGCGCGGCGTACAGGCGGGCGCCGGACATGGCGTTGCCGATCCACCCGGCGGCGAACCTCACCTCCGGGATCGCGTGGTACATCTCGTAGGCGCGGGCCTGCCACGACTGGTCCCCGGCGCCGCGCCCGCGGATCTTCCGCGAGGTGTACCGCGAGGCCGCCGCGGTGATGGTGCGGTTCATCCGTCAGCTCCGGGGCGGTCTTGGCCGCGCCGGTGCTCGTTCTCGGCCCAGGCGCGGGACCTGCGGTAGCCGACCCATTCCGACCAGGCGCCAGCGGCGAGGAAGGCGACTACGAAGAAGACGGCGGTGGCGTTGTCGCTCATCAGCCGTCCTTCCGGGAGTCGTCCCAGCGGTTGAGGAGGACGGCGGCGCCGGCGACGGCCAGCCACTCGATGCCGTGGATGAGGACCGGGGCGTCGTCCCAGGTGCCGGTGACGAGGAGCCAGGTCAGCAGGAGTGCGCCGCTGATCCAGAAGCCGGAGCAGTAGACGCAGGAGATCAGCGTCACGACGGCCGCGCGGATCGCGGACTGGTTGCGGGCCTGCTGCCAGGCGTCGAGCCGCTCGCGGACCGGATCGAGAAGGGAGTCGTGGACGACGAGCTGTGTGCCCCTGTAGCCCGCGAGGGCGAGGATGGCGAGCGTGGTGGTGCTGATCATGTGCGTTCCCCGATGGCAGATCATCCGGCCGAGTCAGGCGGGGATGATAAGCCATCCGGAACGGTTGGTTCCGGCAGAGTCTGCGCAGGTCAGGCCAGGTTTTAGATCAAAAACATGGCGGGGTTAGAACAGGGCCATCGCATCGGCCGGCGCAGTGTCGGGGTCGGCCTCGGGCTCGGGGATGGGGATCTCCATCTGCCCGTACGGCAGGTCCACGATCTGAAGGGACCCGGCGCACGACAGCAGGTGCCCGTGAGCGTCGCGGCGGGCGTCGGGGGCGTCGTGCCGCCAGATCCGGCCCTTGCTGAGGCGGCCGGCGACCATCCCGGCCGCGATCGACCGCGGGCAGCTCGGGCACTGTACGCGAGGCAACTTCATCACCCGCCCAGTGTGGCCGAATTCGCCGAGACTCGTACCGGTCCGCCCCATTCTGCCGACATGAATGATCTGAACGATCAAGATGTGCGGGACATCCTGCGGGAGCACCGCGACGGAGGACCGATCAGCCGCCTCTACGCCACCGGAGAGATCACCGAATACACCATCCCGGCCATCCATAAGCGGGTCGGCGAACTGGCCTACGAGGACCAGGACGAGGAGGCCGAGCGCCTCCAAGACGTCATCGGGTACGTGCTCGCCGTCGGCGCCAGGCCCGCTGTGGCCCGCTGGGCCACGCTCAACGATGACGGGGCGCCCGCCGCGTAGCCCAGCCAACTGGGCAGGCTGTACTGCGCTGCTCTGGGACGGGGCGACCTTGTACGGCCTGCTGCAAGCCGCCTGATCTATGGGGCGTCCGGTCGCCAGCGCTCGCGGTAGTCCTCGTGGTCGTCGTACAGCGCCGCAAGGCCCTGCGTGAAGGGGCAGTCGTCGCCGTCGATCCGGCACACCACCATAGGCGTGACCTGCTCACCCTGCTGTCCGGCGGCGAGAACGGGTTCGTGCTCGGCGAGGAGGGAGCGGGTGAAGGTCGTCCGCGCGAGAACCCGGCGCGGCTCCTGGTAGGCGATGTGCTCGGCCAGGGGTGCGTCGAACTCCGTGGTCTTCTCGGGCTCGGCGCCATTGCGGTGCAAGACCAGGTACTTCGTGCCCCAGAGGTGTTCGACCGCCTCGATCCGATCGCGCCCGACCCGGCGGGCCACCTGCTCTTCGTCGTCCAGGCGCGCTGCGCAGAACGACCAGACCTCGTCGAGCCTGATCGGCTGGTGATGTCCGTGGGGGCTAGTCACCCCGCCAGTGTGCCAGGTCGCGCCCGTGTCATCCGGCGGGCACTCAGCACAGCTTGCCCGGCTCGTACTTCATGACCTGCCTGGTGTTCTGGTCCCACACCCACACCGGCGTCTCCCGCCACAACCGCGGGTAGTCCATTGTGGTCGGCACGGCGAGCGGGTTCTCCGCCCGGCCGAGTTCCACTGGCTGACCGGTGTCAACGTCCATCCACTCCGTGACCACTGGGGTCGGCCTCCAGTTGGCGTCCCCCACGAGGATTGCGGCAAGGCCGCCGATCTTAACTCCGCCCTGGGGTGCTGGAACCCGCCACTCCCGTTCGTGCATCCACGTCGAGCCCGCTCCTGTACGGACTGCCCAGTGACCCAAACCGCACGCCTTGAACCGGTCAACCACCTCCTTCGGCACGTAGGCGACAGTCCCGCCCCCCACCATGTTTGCGGCTTCCCGGCCGATCACGATTCCCCACGGAGCGAACTGCATCACCGCTATGAGGTGCGCGAGATGCTCGGGCGTGGATTCGGATAGACACACGCACGGCATGCCCATCTCTCCGGCTCCGAACGGCGGGAAGGCCCGGACAATCTCGTCGCGCAAGATCGCGTCGAGCTTGTCCGGGCCGCTCATCTGCTGTATCTCTCCCGGCACCCAGTCCGGAGATTCGCCGTTCCTGGCCGTGAAGTGGTACAGGTATTCGCTCTGCGCCGGACCCACGATCCCGAGTTTCGTCAGCACGCTCGCCCCCCTTGCTTTCCACGGGTCTTCCAGGCCCCCATGGTGGCGTGCCAGCTGTCGTCGCGCCTGGTGCTCGTTCCTACTACGTCGAGGTCGGCCGCCCGTACGCAGCGGCCCGCGCGGGGCCGGCTTACTGGACGCGGAGCGCTATGCTGCCCGCTCCGGGGGCCGGGTGGTCATGCGTGACGCCAGTGCCCTAGGGACGCGCAGAGGTCGATCCGCTCTCTGTGGCCACCGGCCCCCGTTCCCACCCCCCGGCCGTCCCGGCGGCGAGCTGCTGAGCGCGGCGGTGGTGTTCCCGCATCCGGTTGTACGCCTCGTCGGTGCCGAGGCACGCGGCGACGAGGCGGACCCCGACCCTGCGGCGGATGAGGTGGGGCACGCCCTCGGCGGTCATGGCCGGTTCGAGGCAGTCGAGGACGGCCCGCAGGTGGTGAACCCCGGCCGCGTACTCCGGGTCGTGAAGCGCCGCGTGGCGGGCGTCCGGGTGGCTGCTCAGGTGCTCGCGGATCAGCGCTTCGCCGTCAAATTGGTCCATTTCGGCAGTGTCCCATGGCCGGTGACGTGGGCTCACTTCGTGATCCTCCGCCCGTATGGGCCGGCCGACGGCGGCGCTTGCCGGCCGCCCGGGTTCGGGGCTTGCGGCAGCGGGACGTGAACGATCGCACCCTTGTTGATCTCCGGGATCAGGCCGTACACGAGGATGCACGAGGCGTCGATCCGGCCGGGGCTGTCGGAGTCCGTCGGCTGCCAGGTGGCCCATTCGTTCTCCAGGTCCACGAACGCGCCGCGCAGCCGTACCCGGTCCTCGACCATCTGCTGCGCGATCGGCTCCGCCCTCAACAGCTTGCCTTGCTTGGCGTGTACGGGCTGGATCAGCGGCATCAGCTTGCCCTCGGGGATCTGCCCCTCGGCCTGGAGGGCCTTCCACGCCGTGTCGATGGCGAGGGTGCACATGTCCCGGCCGAAGTTCCACTCCACGAAGATGACCGCGGCGTTCGTCTCGTGCGCCATCAGGCAGGCGGTGCGGGACCAGTCGGCCGACGACATGGCCTTTGTCCGGTCGTGCGTGACCCACACCCGGTCATCGGCGCCGAGGTACCCGCCGATGACGCCCGCGGTGTCCCGGCCGCCGCCGGACGGGTCGATCGCCACGGCGATGCGCTGCGGCTCCACCTCGGTCGAGTTGTCGCGGATCGCGCGCAGCAGTTCCCGGGAGACGAGCGCGCCTTCCGCTGGCTGGGGGTCGCCCTGGGACAGGGCGTGCCAGTCGCGGGCGCCGGAGCCGGCCTTGTCGGCCGCCCACCACGCTTTCAGGGCCTTCCGGTTCCGTGTCGGGATCTTCGGGTGCGTCAGCGGGTCGCCGTCGCGCCGCCCGAGCGGGTCAGGGCCGAACTTGCTCGGGTTGGCGACGGCGGGGAGGTGGACCACCTTCCACTTCCCGCCGTCCTCGATCCGCCCGTCCTCCTCCAGCCGCCTACCGGCGAAGTCGTCCGGGTGCCACCTGGTCTGGATCGCCACCACAGCGTTGCGGTCCGGCTGCAACCGCTTGAGCGCCGCCGACGACCACCAGTCGTGGACGCGGTCGCGCATCTTCTTCGACTCCGCCTCCTGGCGGTCCTTGTGCGGGTCATCCACCACCAGCAGGTTCACGGAGAAGCCCGTGAGGCCGGCGCCGAGGGACACCGAGCGGACGCCGCCGCCCTTGTCCGTGTCGTAGTCCTGCGCGGCCTCCGACCCGGGCAGCAGCGACAGGTCGTACTCGCCGCCGTACTCGGCGATGTACTTCCGGATCGCCTTGCCGCGCCGCAGCGCCAGATCGTCGGAGTACGAGGCAACCGCAACCCGGTCCTCACCGTGGAGGCACAGCCACCAGAACGGGAACCACTCCGCCGTCGTCGTGGACTTCCCCACCTGCGCCGGAGTCACGATCAGCAGCCGGTGGTACTCGCCCCGCTCCAGGCCCACCAGGGCATCGCTGATGACCTTGATGTGCGGACGCATCCGGTACTCGGCGTCCAGGCCCCGGGCAAGCGTCGCCGGCGACCGCAGCAGGTCCCGCGCCGCGGCCTTCTTGGCGGCAAGGAGCTGCTGGTACAACCCCGCGTCATCAAGGTGATCCAGCTCGCTGAGGGCAGGCTGCGCCGTCACTCTTCACCGCTGGGCTCATCAGCCGCCGGGGCGGGCTCGTCCTCCTCGCCGGCCGCGTCGTCGTCGCCCTCGTCATCGTCCAGCGGGTACACCGACTCCTCGTCGTCCTCGTCGTCCAGGGCGTGAGCGCGCCGCGCCACGGACGCGGCCAGCTCCGCGAGCCGTACCCGCCGCTGCTCCGGGGGCATCGACTGGAAGTCGGCGACCTGCACCGTGAGCGGGTCCCCGCCGGCCCCGGTGACCGCGATCGTCTCGGTCGGGTCGCCGAGGAGGGTGCGGCGCCACTTCATCGTCGTGTCCACGAAGCGGGTGAACTCGGCGATCGTCATGTCGGGGGCGAGCTGCTGCATGCGCGGCAGGGCCTGGCCCACCATGCCGGTCATGATGCGGAGGATCTTCACGTCGTCGCGGGCGGCCTTGCGGCGCTCCTCTTCCAGCTCGGCGGTGTACTGCCGCTGCTGGTGGGCGTCCCAGGACGCGGCCCGGTCCTGCCATCGGCACGCGGCGGCCAGGGCTCGTACATGGCTGTACGAAAGTGCAAGTTCGTCTGACGCTTTTGCAAGGGTTCTGGTGAGTCCCAGGTCGCGGAAGACGAGGAAGCGGGCGTGCCTCTTGGGGGTCTCGCCGGATTGCCGCTCCCAGGGGTCGAGCGTGGGGTCGAGGGTGATGCGGTCGCTCATGGTGATCACGGTCCCTGGGGGGTGTGGTGGTGCCCGCGAAGCCCGTGCGGTGGTGGGCTTCGCGGGCTGGGGGAGCTGGGTCAGACGGTGGCGGGCTCGTCCTGCTCGGCTGCCTGGCGTGCGGCTTCTTCGACTTCGCGGCGGGCGATGTCGGTGAGGAGGGCGACCATGGTGGTGAAGTTCCGGACGTCCTTGCAGCGGCCGAAGGCGTAGACCGCGCTGGCGAAGTCCTGGAATTGGTCGACGGAGGCGACGCCGACGAGGTCGGTGCCGGACGCGATGGCCGTCATGGCGTCCTTGAAGTCGTCCATCTGGTGGGGCAGGAACATGAGGGTCGCGGCGCGCCAGTCGAATTCGCCGTGGGGGATGGCGAGCTTGGTGTCGTCGGGCTCGACGGTGGGGAGCTGGTCTTCGTCGAGGCCGGTCGCGATCAGATCGTCCACGTTGTCGATCATCGAGACGAGCTGGGCGAGGACGTCCTTGTCGGGGTTGCCGTGCAGCTCGTTGTGCGCGATCTGCTTGGCGATGACCTCGGAGCGGCGCATCTTCCGGGTGTCGATGATCGCGGGGATGCGGTTGATGCCGGCGGAGCGTGCGGCGCGCGAGCGGTGGTGGCCGGAGATGACCTCGATGGGGCCTTCGCCTCCGGGCTGGTGGCAGTACGGCAGGGACTCGAGTGCGCCGCGCTTGCGGATGTTGCCGGTCAGCCGCTCGAAGTGCCGCGGCTGCATGACCTGGGCGTTGATGTCCTGCTCTCGGAGCGAGGTGACGTCGACCCAGCGGATGTACAGGTCTTCGCCGATCTGCATGACCTCGGTGGGCGGGCTCGTGGTCGACCAGTCGGCGGCGGTGGCGCCGGGGTCCGGCGCCGGGCCCGGCTCGGGCGTGGCGGGCGCGGTGTCGGCCGGCTCGGCGGCGGGGGTCACTTCGTCGTCCTGCTGCGGCTTGCGCGCCATGACTGCTCCTTGGCGAGAAAGGTCGTGAGGGTGGTGGGGATGGTGTCGGCGGTCCAGTCGGCGCGGTACGACAGCTTGTAGCCGTCGGGGTGCTTGGCCCTGGATTCCATGGACATGAGGCCGCGGAGGCCCTTCGCTTCGGGATGCCGGGTGTACTCGACGGTGACCAGGCCGTCGGACGCGGCGAGGAGGATCTCCGAGGCGCCGGTGAACACGAGGGCGGCGGTGTCGCGGCGCAGCGCGCACATCGTGGCCAGGCGGGTCAGCCGGTAGGAGTGGTGCGGGGCGCCGAACGCGAACCGCATCAGCAGGTGCGTCGTGTACTTCTTCGTGCCGGGGTACGGGCGGGTCATCGTCTCGGCGCCGTAGCCGATGACGCCGGCGGCCTTGCCGTCGACGGCGACAAGGAGGTTGTACGAGCCGGGGGCCGCGGCGAGGCGGTGCATCCACAGATCGCGGTAGTAGTCGCACTCGGGGCCGCGCACCGGGATCAGCTCGACCCGCGACTTGGCGGTGATCTCGTGGTCGGGGCTGATGATCGGGAGGTCGGTGGGGGCGTAGGAGCGGGACATGCCCAGGGCGACCTTCGGCCCGCCGGTCAGCTTGAAGATCTCCTCCGGCCGGTTGCTGATCACGTAGGCGCGGGCGACGTCGCCGAGCGGGTGCGCGAACACCGGCGTCTCGTGGGCGGCGATCCCGGAGCGCTCCTCCTGGAGGAACATCAGCAGCGCCGCCTTGTCCCGCATGTGGTCGGCGAGGCGCTGCATGTCGACGTCCGGGTCGAACACCGAGTACGGGGGCTCGGCCCACTCGACCCGGCCGCCGGTGTCGAAGAACTTCTCGAAGCCGGCCTTGTACGTCGGCGGCGCCGCGATGATGATCGCGTGCGGGTCGTCCTCGGCCTCGGCGATGTGGTCCCACATGCACTTCGGGGTGAACTTCACCCCCGGGAGCCGTTCGGCGATCGAACCCAAGCTGTCCGCGAGGCGCTGCTTGTGGACGTCCTCCCGCTCGACCATGTCGGTGACGAGGTTCGTCCAGTAGTCGACTTCGGGCTTGGCCTGCATCCGGGCCAGCCAGTGGACGTAGAGCATGTGCGCGGCCTGCTGAACGAGCGGGGCGTCCGGCAGGTCGACGGGTTCGCCGTCCAGGGTCATGCCGAGATCGGCCAGGTCGCCGCCTGAGACGCAGGTGCCGACGATGCCGGTGTAGAGGGTGACGTCCGACGTCTCCATGGACGCCGGGGGGATGCCCGCGTTCGCGGCGACGAGCGCGGCGGCGAACGAGCCGACCCCGACCTCCACGTAGCGGGTGTACTTGTCGCGGGGGAGCTTGTTGAAGACCTGCCGGTAGAAGGCGCGGTCGGGGGCGCTGCTGTTGCCGGCGAAGAGGACGCCGGGGGCTGCGAATCCAGCGGGCATACCGGTCCCATGGGTGGTGTGCTTCGCTCGGCCCACAACCAGCAGCGTGGAGAGAGGGTAGCCGCTTCACCTGGGCGGACCCGGTGGCCGGGTGACTGCCGGTCGGTGGTTGGGGAGGGTGTGGCCGTCGTACGGCGGGAGAAGCCGTTGAGGGCAAACGGCGGTCCCCCCGGCCGGGTGGCCGGGGGGATCTGTGGACCGCGGAGGAGGACTCGAACCTCCAACCTCCACCTTCGAGAGGTGGTGCTCCATCCAGTCGAGCTGCCCGCGGGGGCCTGGCGTACGTGCCGGGGGGAGAGTACCAGTCACAGCGGGTGCTGCTCCGACAGCGGTC